ACACGCGTCAGCACCGGTGAAGAATGCAGCATTATTATCGAGGACGGTTATGTTACAGGGCAGGAACAAGCTCCGGTAGCTGAACAGCAAACTAAAACATGGAAGCCGGGTGAATTTTGATGAATGTAACGAAAGGAAAGGTAGCAAAAGCACAGAAAATTGTCATTTATGGAATCGAGGGAATTGGTAAGTCGTCACTAGCTGCCAAGTTTCCTGATCCGCTATTCATCGATACGGAGGGCAGTACTGGCAACATGGATGTTGCTAGAGCACCTAAACCATCAAGTTGGGCGATGCTCAACGAGGAAATTGACGAAATTAAACGAGACAAGTTATGCAAAACATTAGCCATTGACACAATGGACTGGGCTGAACGCATGGCAATCAAAAAAATATGTGACGATGCTAAAAAAAATTCCATTGAAGATTTTGGCTATGGGGCTGGATATATAAAAAATGAAGAAGAAGTTGGACGTTTGCTTAACAAACTGCAGGACGTTGTTGACCGTGGAATTAATGTCATTTTGACAGCTCATGCCATCATTCGTAAATTTGAGCAACCAGAAGAATTTGGTTCATACGATCGCTATGAACTCAAGCTGGGTAAGAAAACAACTGCGCGTACATCGGCACTTGTAAAGGAATGGGCAGACATGGTGCTATTCATCAACTACAAGACTTTAAGCGTTGCGGCGGATGATAAGGGGACTAAACACAAGGCACAAGGCGGTACGCGCACAATTTACACCACGCACAGCCCAACATGGGATGCGAAGAACCGTCACGGATTACCTGACGAATTTCCACTTGAAGGCGCGTACGAGAAGTATCTAGCGCCAATCTTTGACAAAGTGCCTAAAGCGATCACATCGGCACCACAGACACGTCAACAATCAACATCGGCACCAGTAACTAAGCCGCCGAAACAAGCCGTATCAGAGACGCAACAAGCGACGATGGACGACTATAATCCGAAACTCGATCCGGCGATTCCGCAGGCACTACGTGATCTCATGTTACAAGCCAAAGTGTCGGAAGAAGAAATCCAAGCTGTCGTAGCTCAAAAGGGATACTATCCATTGGATACGCCGATTTCCAACTATGATCCGGGATTTGTTAACGGTGTACTAGTTGGCGCGTGGGAGCAGGTATTTGGCATGGTTGAAGCATTCAGAAAGACAATACCATTTAATTAAACAGGAGCTGATTGAGCATGGCAGAACGCGAATTAGGTTGGGACGACACGATTGAAAAAGACGGTGGGGAATTTATCGTCTTGCCGGCAGGCGAATACGATTTCACAGTCACAAAGTTTGAACGGGGACGGTTCGCTGGAAGTACTAAAATGCCAGCTTGCAATCAGGCTAAACTAACACTTACCATCCATTCACCACAAGGCGATGTTGATGTGTTTCATAGTTTATTACTTCATACAAAAACGGAAGGATTTCTTTCAAACTTCTTTGCAGGAATCGGGCAGAAAAAGAAAGGCGAAAAGTTGCGCATGAACTGGGGAACTGTTGTTGGTTCCAGCGGACGATGCAAGCTTCAAATTCATGAGTTCACAGGGAATGATGGTCAAAAAAAGCAAAGCAATGAAGTTAAGACGTTTATTTCGGCTGATGAAGTTAAGCCGCAAACACAACCACAAGGGCAATATCAGCCACCATTCCCAACAGGTCAACAGCAAGGAAGCAATTTCACACCAGGACAATTCTAACTTAACAAGGAGGCGGTAGCGTCTCCTTAACTTTTATAGATTGAATATTGAAAAAAGGAGCGATTGAAATGAATGTTTATGCTTTTATAGGCATGTCAAAAAAATACAGCAATTGCCCCAACTGTGGCAATGAATACATTGGAAAAGCGAAGCCGTCAGAATCAAAAGAGAACCTTTACTATCAAATCATTGATTCGCGGTATCGGTCGCGAAAGCCAATCATTTTTTCAAGCAATGAGGATAAAGCGTCGTTAGCTGAACGGATTGGCTACGCTGCGGCAGATCGGTTACTGAAGGGCATGGCTTATGATCGTTGTTTCGCATTTGAAGGGCCAAGTCAGAGAGGAAAATAACATGAACGCATACAGAAATGATCCATCATTCCGTATACCCACACATGACTATATTGGGCAGCATGTAAAAGTCGGAGATAAAGCAACAATCTTTTCTCCACGCGGCATTGCATACGAGGGAAAAGTCGTTCAGATCGGCGGAAAACGGTGGTTTCAAGTGGATGAACAAATGAGAATAGGCGGCATTGGAAACATGATGCTGATGAAGGGGTGAACACCATGATTGATGGAAGCATAATCAAGTTCGGATTTGGTGATGTCCTAGTTGGCAGCGATAGCATTAATGGGGTGTTGACAATAACCGAAATTGAGCCACCACAGCAAATTGGAACCACTCATAATGCAATCAAAGAAGGACTGAAAGAAGTTAGAAAAGTATCGTTCAGCTATGGGACAGACTTTCATGAACTGATATGTGATTTGAATAATCTCCGAGCAATTGGGAGATCGGTCAAAGAATTGAGAATCATTCAATTCAGAGAATATACTTTTGACTTCACGAATTATGATGAAAAATCTGTCGATGTGGTACGAGAATTTGTTAAAAAGGCCATGTACCCGTTGACCATTGCATGCTGAAAAAGGGGTGAACACCATGTACTTAGTCATATTAACCGGAATTAATGGAGTGGGCGTAAAACGTTATGAATCACTGACAGAAGCACAGGAAGAGATACAGGAGTTAGCTAATCAAGGATGCTTGGCTACATTAGCGCATGAGATACCGCTTAGGGTGCATGTTGAGGTGGAGTATTGATGCGATTCATCGACCTGTTCAGCGGTATCGGAGGATTTAGACTAGCGATGGAAAGAGACGGGCATGAATGTGTCGGCTACTGTGAAATAGATAAATTTGCACGGAAAAGCTATCAAGCTATTTTCAACACGAAAGGAGAGTGGACAGAAAGTGACATTAGGAATGCAACAGATGAGTCTATTCGAGGAATCGGACGTGTCGACGTTATCTGTGGAGGATTTCCGTGTCAGGCTTTCTCAATTGCTGGCAAGCGGAAAGGTTTCGCAGATACTCGGGGAACTCTCTTCTTTGAGATTATGCGCTTCGCATCTATTCTCAGACCACGCTATTTATTCTGTGAGAACGTCCCCGGTCTCCTCAATCACGAAGGGGGGGATACGTTTGAGACGATCCTCCGAGCGATGGATGAAGTCGGGTATGATGCAGAATGGGATTGCCTTAACTCTAAGGACTTCGGTGTCCCACAGAACAGGGAAAGAGTGTTCATTATCGGACATCTTAGAGGGGAACGTACCCGAAAAGTATTTCCTTTCGGAAAATGTCAGCAAGAGACTGATGGGTTACAAAGACACCAGGAAATTACAAATACCGTCACAGCAAGATACGAAGGAGCAGCAAACGGAAGTTACATCGCTCATAAAAGTAAACGGCCGACACAAATAAACGTTGTCGGAAGTCTTGATATAAAAGGTGATGACTACATTAAGCGTGTTTATGGGACTGATGGATTAAGTCCTGCATTGCCAACGATGCAAGGCGGAAAACAAGAACCGAAGATTGCAATTCCTGTTCTAACTCCTGATCGACTTGAGAAGCGTCAAAATGGGCGAAGGTTCAAAGAAAATGGTGAGCCTATGTTTACACTAACTGGGCAAGACAGGCATGGCGTAGCGGTTATACAGCGCCCACGCGGAGCAAATAAAGGCGGATCACATGACATAGCAACGACGGTCACAGGCATGGCTTATCACGAAAACAACTTTTTAAAGGACGGCATTCAAATACGCAAGCTGACCCCGCGCGAATGCTGGCGATTACAAGGGTTTCCTGATTGGGCATTCGATCGAGCACAGAAAGTTAATTCAGACAGCCAACTTTATAAGCAGGCAGGAAACAGCGTAACGGTCAATGTGATTTACGAGATTGCGAGGAGATTGGCGTGAATAAATGGCGAGAACCAATCACCGGATGCTTTCTCTGTATCCCACAGGGGGACATGGTGGAATGCGACGATGCAGAGTGGTATCAGAATCTTGAAAAAACGGTTAGGGAGAGTGTGGAGCACGCGAGAAATAAAGTTTAGAGCGTGGAGTAAGTCACGTGAGGAAATGATTCCTTCAAAAATGTGGGAAGAATCATCGGGGGGAATGATCAAATTATCAATTGATTATCATAATGACTTAATTAAGCAA